AAATACTGGAGCTGGTTTTTTGACAGGTGCTATATCATCTTTTACTCGGCTAGCCGATTCTTGTATACTTCTCTGAACCTCTATTAACTCGGTTTCTAGCCGCGGAGTCCAAGCGATTCCTCCGTCACGCTGTCTTTCTGTTCTTAACCAGTTATACCATATAAGTTTATCATTAATAGTTCCGGTGGCTGCTTTGGCTCGCAGGGCATCGTTTGATATCTTCTTTTCTGCATATCCAGCCAGATCAAGTTTTTCACCACCAATACCGCCGAGTATAGCACCAGCAATCATACCATAAGGCCCAAAACTAGAACCAAGACCGGCTCCAGTCAAAGCCCCGGCAACCAGGGCGAGGCCTCGGGCCTCAGCCACTTCGGCCGACTTACCTTCAGCCAATGATTTTTCCTTTTCATTAATACCAGCAAACACACCATCAAATATACTTAATCCGATACCAAATTTTAGTAAATACTCGTCTAACCGCGGCCACCGCGGCCCAGGAGATGATGGACGATAGTAAGGCTCTACATTATTTTTTTTTTCTATCTTGGATATAAGCTTTCGAATGTAAGTAGTATCTTCTTTAATAGACGTTGTTGTCTTGTCTATTATAGCAATACTCCTGCCAATCATCGAGATAGTGGTGAAATAGGTTCCGTTGGGATTGTTAAGTGTATCCTCGATAAGATCAGGCACCCTGGCCTTTAGCTCATCACCGATCACTTCCTCAAACATCTTTACGAATGTATTAGGATCAAACTGTCCGGTTAGTGTTGATGGTATTCTATTATCTGGCAACTATCGTTTCCTTAATACGGCTTCTCTCTGGGCCTTCAATTCGTTATCTCTATCTCGCCTCGTTTCATTTTCTTGTCGAATATGGTCTTGCAACATGTCCACAAAAGCAGCCCTTTCCCAAGGCATCATATCCTCCAACTCAGTCAAACTATATTTATGAAACTGCACCATAGACCAGTTGGTGCGAATAAAGTTCATAAGGTTATCATGGCCGAGGAGTATTAAAAAAAACTTGTCAGGTCCTTTATGTTAATGTCATGCATAGTCCCGCACTTTGGACATGCATGTTGCTTGTGTATTTCAAATACAGGCAGCCCCGATAGATAAACTATCATCTTATCAAAGCTTTCCTTTGGTAATGAATCGATCCATTCTTCTTGCTCGGCCCGGGTCTGTTCATCAAAGTTATGGGAAGTCTCGGGATTTTTGGTTGATATGGATTCGATTGCATCACATAATACGTTGTAATCCGACAAACCAGTGGGACCGGCGTTATTTACAACCACCGAAAACCTTGGAGGCCTCATACGGACACATATATTATCAGACAACCATATGATTGGTTTGGTCAATGTGGTTTCTACAGTGGCCACATTTTCCAGATTATAACTGACGGTAAACTCCTGGCCACAAGTACCATCCTTAACCTTATTGTTGCATGTATACTCGGCCGTGGCCATCTTACCAATCGACCGAATGCGAAGGTTTAGTAGAATGAAATTGATATCGAACGCGGGGGAACCCAATACTTTGAAGTCCTTTGGTTCAATGACGCAGTTTTCTATTACTTGCTCCATCGCAGATATGATATCTGTCAACTCGCGGGTTTGAGCGGCCATCAAAAGCAGCTTCTCCTCTTTGACCAGAAATGGTCTAAAGGTCATTTTCTTTCCATTAGAGGGAAGAATTAACTCATAGTGTGGAACAACGATTCTTGGTAGCAATGAACTTCTCCTTAAATAATATTCTTGGCTCCCAACACCAAATCAAACTTAGAGGTGTTGATAGTGGAACCATCCTCATTTTTGTTACTATACCAGTCCGAGAATGTAAATGTTACGGCCAGTTTATGGAAGTCATCCGATCCCCAATTCAATGGCAGGGAAGCAACTTCTGTGGGCCAGGCATGTCTTAGGGTTGCTTTATATATAGCATGAGCCTTGCGGGTGCCAGGCGTCGCAATACCAGAGTACTGGTATATCTTGATTTCCTTTTCATAGGTGGATCTATAGTTAAAATCATAAGTGGATTTTGGATTAATCTTATCCAACCACGCATCAAAGAAGTGTTTCTCCGAAAAGTAATCCCTGACATAGAAATTCAGGGTGACCTCATTGAAAGTGGACATAATGGGCATCTTGAATGATGGGCCATAATAACGCATCTCTCCAAAAGAAATTCCCCTACCGGGAAGTTCTGCTATATTGCATAGATATTGCATTGATTCGTCCGCACCGGTAATACTTACGATGAATCTCTCGACCTCAGCAAAGTCATGTTCTTTGCCTATTACCGCACGGAATCTATCAAGATTACCAGGATCGGGGGCGTTGTTGATGTTGGTACCGGCCATTAAAACTTCATCCTACTGTCAGCCCAAACCCGAGCCGAAGAGGAGTTGACGAAATCTTCCAGAGAAAGATAGATGATCCAATCCCAATCCTCTGGTTCTATTTCTATAAACTTTGACCGGACATGAGTTGTCAGGTACCTCTTCAGACATGTTTTGGCTACCTTGTTTTTCTTGATTGCGTTATAAGAGAGTAATAGATCAGATATCTTATCATTGCGTAACGAGTTTAATAATCTACCCCTTGTGAAGGGATCAATGTAATGAAAGTTCAAACCGATAAACCCGCCCGCTTTGGGCTCCATGGGTAGTACCAGGGGAAAGGTGTCATAGTAGGGTAGAGTGTTTTTTGTCTTGGGATCATAGGAGAATAGATACATTTTACCGAATTTGATAGTATCAACCTTGTGAGCATCCGCGGTAATACCACTCATTGAAATAGTGGCTCGGTGCATCCACTTGACAAACTGCTCCCCCGCCGTCACCGCATTATCGATATAGGCCAGTTTTACTGATTTGAGAAATGTATTCTTCATCTATTATTTAGTTTAATGCAGTTCGTTTTCCGTTATCACTTTGAACTCCACCCCTGCATTTTTACAATACTCTGTAGCAGCCAGCCACTTGGCTTCATTGATCTTCCAGGCCGCCATCTCGGTGACATACTTCCTACTGTTACGTTTTGGTTTCTTGGGTTCCACCGTAAATTTATGGGGTTTGACTTCAAGAATGACGATCTTCTCCTCACCAGAACGCGATTTGAACTTTACCCAGAAATCAGGAAAGTAACGGTGGGGAAGGCCGTCGAAAGGATTGATATAGGGAATGATCAATTCCTCGGAAGCCCAGGCCAATACATTGGGATTACCATCAAGGTACTTCATAACGCGAAGCTCCCAACCCGATCTATATACGATGTTCCGCGGATCACCTTTATACTTCTCCGGTTTCCTTGGTTTGAATTTTCCTTTTCTTGTATTTTTTCCATACATCTAAATATATAGAATAACTGGAGATAACGATAAATGAATGCACTACTACGCGCGGCTTTGACTGAACTGGGTGTCGATACATCCAGATATGATAAAGCCTGGGCTGAGGGAGGCCTGGCGGCTGTGTCCGAGCTATTAGCATCCGATGGTCTGACCCAACTCTATAACCTGGTCAATGTCGAGACGGCTGGTTCGGGACCAAAAGATAGTACCCTTGGCCAATCCAAATACGACTTTCGCTCCAGAAGATTTCCCATGGACCTGGGTGACACCGATTCCTATCACGGGCACTATATGGTCATCAATATAAACGTTAGCGATCATTCCAAATTTGCCACAACCAAAGGTGGTGGGTCCAGTACAACCAACTTTACCAGATTCAAATCAGGCTCCGATGATGGCCGAGGTGGTGACGGTGGCACCGAAAGATCAAAGGTTGATGCGTTAAGGGGTAGTATAGACGCGACATGGACCAATAGTGAAGGTAAGTCTCTGGGCCAGCCCGTCTTTATCTCCCGAAGAACAACCCGTATCAAGGAATCCATTGCACTCTATATGCCAGGCACCCTGTACTTCACCGGGCGAAATGCATATAATGAAGCCAGCCTTACTGAAATGGCCAAAGAGGCCATAGCTTCAGTGGGTGGTCTGGCCGACAAGATGGGTTCATTTACCTCAATGGTGGCTGGTCTGGCCGGTACAGCCGTTCGCACCGGTGAGCAGATCGCGCAACTAAGGCAGCAGCCGATCAATCCAAGAATCGAACTTTTCTTCAGTAATACCGCCCTGAGAGAGTTTCAGTTTGACTTTCAATTCGCACCATCCAGCCCCGAAGAATCGCAATCCTTGAAAGAGATTATTCATGCTCTGAGATTTCACGCCGCTCCAGAATACAATGCAGCCAATCTTGACTCCGCGGGTGCGGCTCTGGCGTCTGTTTTATGGACCCCTCCCTCCGAGTTTGACATTACGTTCTATAACAGGGGGGTTGAGAATACTTCCATACCCAGAATAAACACTTGTGTCTTGAATTCCATCGACCTGGATTATGCACCCAGTGGTAACTTCTCTACCTTTCGAGACGGCACCCCGGTAGCCACAAGAATGCAACTGGGCTTTCAAGAGGTTGAAGTGTTGCATCGCCTTAGAATTGCGCAGGGTTTCTAATGAAGAATAGTAGAACCCCTACCCATGAAAACCTATGGAGAATCTAATGGCTGAGTTTTTCGACAAGTTTCCAACTATCTACTATAACACTCGTGGTACCGGTTCCAGCCCGCGGTCTCTTCAGACCAACTTGCTGACTCGTCTTACTATGGAGGCTTCTCTCAAAAACAATGGCACCACCTACTATAACTGGCAGGTGGATGAGGGGGATACTATTGAAATACTGGCCGAGAAACTTTATGGTAACCCAGAATACCATTTCATTCTAGCCTGGATTAACGACTATACAGACCCCCTGTTTGATTGGCCGTATGATTATGCCAACTTCACCAACTTCATTAATAACAAATATGGTTCCCGAGCCAATTCAGTGGCTCAAATACACCACTATGAATTATCCATAGCCAGAAAAGACCTCAATACACAAACAACTCTGACCATCGTCCATGAGATTGATGCCAACACTTATAACACCACCTCGGCCTCCGCTTACATACCCTATACTCTCAGTAACGGTTCAACCGTGGAGGAGACAACTACTACCGAAGCGGTCACCGCCTATGACTGGGAGGTTTCCGTTAATGAAACGAAGCGACAAATCAAAGTGTTGAGAAACGAATATCTCGGCCAAGCCTTGGCTGAATTTGACTCCCTTCAACCCAAACCATCTTACTATAGAGGATTAAAAAAATTCTAATGAGAACCATAAGAGAACTAAGAGAAGCGCACACTCCGGAACAACTAGAGGCTGCCAAAACCAAACATAGTGACGGGGTCCATAAGAAAACCAAAGCCTTGGCTAGAAACATAGCCAACGGTAAGAAGTTTGAGAAAATCGATGGCAGCACCTTTACCAAGAACAGTAAAGCGATATTAAAGACCTATCGAGACCTCTTCAAGGATAGGGCTCGAACCAGTAGCCAAAAACTGGGTCGGCATAATCAGGCTTTGCGAGCTATCGATAAAGTCAAATCTCCCCGATCTCCCCGAGTCACAACCAAACAACAATCTTCTAGTGGTGGGTTCATATCTAAAATCAGAGGTATGTTCACAAGCAAACCAAAGGTTAACCCTGTGGATAAACCTAAAGCGTCAAGAGGACTTTCAACCTCTCAACCTCTCTGGGTAAGACTCTAGGACGCTAGGACGCTAGGACGGTTCTGAAGTTAATAAACCTTGCTGGGCCGAGCCAAAAAGACCTCTTCAAAAGAACCGTCCAGAGGCTGAATTAAAACCGCGTTAAAACCACACCTTTTTTAAGCTAAGTATTTGAAACTAAACAGTAATTCACTTTAGAAACACCTCATTTTGACGGCTCTTGTAGGAAAGAGGTGCATAAACCCCTGCTTTTAGGTGTTAAACCGCCAATAGGATGGAAAGTGGGGGTCCAAGCTATTGATTCTATTGACGAAAAAAACAGGAATTTTCACTAACCCATAAAGGTACCCAAAGAATGCCAAAACGACAGAATAGTGAGCGCGAACTGATATCAGTCCTCTTTGAAGCGGCTATTGATTCACTGGATGTTAATCAACTGGCTGAGACACCGGTGCAGCAAATCATTCAATCTGAGTCAATATTATCCCCCTCCCCCTATTCATTGGTTTCGGTAATGGCGACAGCCCATATCGATCCTTCTCGCAACTGGGATTTACTTAAGGGGGCTACCCTGACGGTCACCTCGAAGAACCCTAATATTGGGGGTGGGCAAATCTTCACCACCAACCAAACCATCTATCGATTGGAGAACAGGGTGGCTCATGTCACCAATTCTTATTTGGAGCAGTTTGACTTTCTGGGTACCGACGTCTCGGTCCTTTTCAATGCAGAAAGAAGGATCAGTAACTACTTTCAATGCCAGTCGCCCAGCCAGGTGGCCGCTTATGCATTACAATGCCTGGGTGTCACTAATATGGAGATAGAGCCTTCGGGACCTTCGCGTGATTATCAAGCAGCCAATATTCACCCCTTTCAGGTGCTGGCCGAGCAGGCTGACGTGGCTTTGGCTGGTGGCACCGATCCTTCTTTCCTTCACTTCGCAACTCTGGAAGGGGGTACCAGTACTCACCATTTCAAGTCAGTCCGAGCCATGACCAAGGAATCACCGGTGTGGAGATTTCGCACGGCTGACTCTGGGGGTAGGGAACTATTATCCAACCCGGGCAATATTCTGCATTTCAGCTTTCCCTGCGACTTTGATCTACTGGGTGATCTTATGAATGGCATGACTTTGAATGGAGGCTATAGTGCCTCGACAATAGCAATGAACCCTTTTACAGGTACCGCTTCCTTGATTGGAGGAGGTATGCAGGAATGTGGTGGTATCGGTGGGGCTCTGGTAAACTCGGTGCAGACTGACACCGGCTCAACCGATACTTGCGGCACAACACCAGAAGATTATACTTCACTAAGGCAGGCCAGGCTTAGCCTGATACAGCCTGACAAGATCGCACTGGCCATAACAGTGCCTTATAACCCCCTTATACATGTCGGGGATATGATAGAATGTATTTTCGTGAACAGAATAACACTGAAGGATAACTATGGTTCGGGGGAGTATCTGATAGTTAACCTGACGCATACTCTCAAGGCTGGTGGCTATGGAGTAACTTCCCTCGACCTTGTTAGTAACTCGGTGGGAGTGGGGGTTGTTTAAGCAGGAGAATATTATTCTAATAGGAGTCGGGGTTAGTGAAATATTATTCTAATAATAGCCGTCAAAAGAAGCGAAACCATTACTTCCCACCAGTGGTAGATAGAATAATATTCTAATGTAGGTCCGCGGCTAGCCGGGCTGCTCACTGAGGTATATATAAAAGTGAGGGAAACCCTAGGGTTACCTCTGGTTACCTCGGTATACCTCTAGTTACCCCATAGGTACCCCCTAGGGAAAGGTTTAACTCTGGGCGCCCGTGGGAGTAAAAGTAAGGGAAACCCTAGGTTATTCAGTTTAACCATAGGTACCCCCTAGGGAAAGGTTTAACTCTGAGGTTCAGTTTATAGTAAAGTGAGGGTTTCTGTCACTTCCTTATCGGACCATAGGTACCCCCTAGGGAAAGGTTTAACTCTGAGGTTCAGTTTATAGTAAAGTGAGGGTTTCTGTCACTTCCTTATCGGACCATAGGTACCCCCTAGGGAAAGGTTTAGAATATTATTCTATTAATGACAAAATGACAGAAACCCTAGGTTGTCAGTCAAACCATAGGTACCCCCTAGGGAAAGGTTTAGAAGGTAATAAAAATGACTTGGTTGGATAAAACAGAGAAGTTGGGAGTGGTTGTTGCTTGGGATGAAGATCATCCCGGGCGCGTCAAGGTTGCGTTACCCAGCATCATGGGCAATAAAGTCGATATAGACCTATTGCCCTGGACAACAATAGCTAGCACAGCCAATGGTGATGGCCCGACAAGTAGTGGCCGACCCCCGCAACCCGGCTCATGGGTCAATGTAAAATTCTCTTCTGGCAGTGGTTCGGTAGCGGGCATTATAACAAATATTATAAATGGTGAGAGAAACCCTGAGGCTTTGACGGGGGTTGACTTGAATAATGCTATAGGTTGGCTCAAGGATGCGTTAAACTTCAAACCCGAAATGAATAAACCCCCCAATACAAAGCAAGTCGCAGAGTCAAACGTTACCGGGGTTGAGAAGATTACTACTATTATTGAAGAAGCTGGTCAGGTTTTATCAATGGTTGAACGGGTCAACTTACCCTCAACACTAGCCGCTCCACTATTTGTACCCGCATATGCGGCGCTGAGCAACGTTTCTACTGCGGTGGATGCTGCGGCCGGTGCGTTTTCCAGTAGTATGAGCAGCTTAATTCCGGGGATTCCCCTGGATTTACCTGGGTTACTGGGTAAGGCGGGGCTGGGTAATATTGGGGCGGCGCTTAGTTCGCATAGTCCGTTATCTGGAAGTAACTTTACCGCTATTGGATCCCGCATGTCTGAAGCAGGTATTAGTAATTTTATAGACGAATTTCAGAATTTCAGTGGTTCTTTTTCAGAACTTAGTTCGCGGTTAAACAGCTTCCTCAATGATCCCGCAGCCACCGGCGCCCTGGATTTATTTCCCATATCAATTTCTGTTGACCTATTGGGAAGTAAAGGGGCTATTACTTTGGGGGCTGATGGTTCTCTATCCCTCGATGTAGGCGACATTATAAAACAGTTACTTGATGAACTATCGGGTGTTGTCAATAGCGTGGAGATAGCCACCGGTACTCTACTATCTGGTAGTGACATTATAAGTACAATGAATAGGCTGCCCTCGGAGGCTCTGGCCAAGGTTCATGATGTATTGAATGCTGTACCTGAAGCCTTGGATACGGCTTTGGTCAAGGCTCGGGCTGCTTTAGGATAAAGCTTAGCTGCTTTAGG